AACTGCTGGCATTGATACACAGGATGACAGATTAAGTTTGTCTGTTTTTGGTTTTGGTAGAAATGAAGAAATGTATTTGATAGATCGACAAGTTTTATATGGCTCACCAGCTAGAGCAGATGTATGGAAACAGTTAGATGAGGTTTTGCTTGGCAAGTTTAAAAATGTTAACGATAAAGAGTTAAAAATTGAAAGTGCTGCAATTGATACTGGTGGTCATTACACGCATGAGGTTTATCAATATGTAAGAGAAAGATCACATATTGGTTTGATTGGTATTAAGGGTGTTGGTCAGAAGGGGAAACCACCATTAGGTAAGCCGACAAAAGTAGATATTAACTTTACTGGTAAAGCACTTAAAAAAGGAGTGCAATTATTTCCTGTAGGTGTTGATGTAATTAAAACAACTCTTAGTAACAAGCTAAAAGATGCAGAAGTTGGTAAAGGTTATATACATTTCTATCCAACAATCACACCAGATTACTTTCAAGAACTTACAGCAGAAAAACAGGTATTAAAATATAAAAATGGTTATCAAGAACGTGTTTGGGTCAAAAAAAGCAATGCTAGAAACGAAGCATTAGATGAAATGGTTTATGCGTGGGCTGCGTACCAGCGATTATTGCAAAAATATGACCGAAGAACTATATTTGACCAATTTGAAAGAAAAATTAACCCTAAAAAGCCTCTAAAGGAGACTAAGGTAGACTTAAAACGTACTAATTCGCCTAAAAAGACGAATTTTGTCGCTAATTGGTAAAAAAAATGACATTTCCACAAAGCATAAGAGCAGGGGATTTTATTCAATGGAACATTCCAGCGAGTCAAGATTATTACGGAAACTCTATAAGCAGTCCAGATTGGTCGGTTGTGTACTATTTAAGAACAAACACCGGGCCAGTTGGATCTACAATCAGTAGTTCTGCATATAATGATGGTTTTAAGTTTGAGATTGCTAGTAATGTAACTGCAACATTTACAGCTGGTAATTGGTATTACCAAGCAGTTGCAAATAAATCAGGAGCGCAAAAACAAACAATATATACAGGAAGTTTTGAGGTTTTAAAATCTTTAGAATATTCTGGTAACGCTGTTAACTATGATGGCAGATCACAAGTAGAAAAAGATCTGGAAGTAATACAAACAGCTATTAGAAATATTATTAGCGGTGGTGCAATACAGGAATATAAAATTGGCACAAGAACAGCAAAAAAATATGAGTTGTCAGAGCTAATAATGTTAGAGGCTAGATATAAAGCAGAACTTGTTAGAGAAAAACAGGCAGTAATGATTGATAATGGGCTTGGTAATCCAAGAGCTACTTTTGTTCGTTTTAACGAGGCATACTAATGGGAATACGATTCAACATCGCTAATACAGTAAAAAGAGTTCTTGGTTTTGGCAGAAAAGCTACACCTCTTGGCAGTTTAAAAAGAGCATATCAAGGTGCATTAGTTTCTAGGCTTACTTCCGATTGGATGAGTAGCCAGTTGAGTGCCGATGCCGAAATACGCAATAGTTTGCGTAAGCTAAGAGATAGATCAAGAGAACTTGTAAGAAACAATCCTTATGCTAGACAAGCAAAGCGTACAACACAAATAAATATTGTTGGCACAGGTATGAAGTTTCAGTCTCTTGTTTTACAGCAAAGAGGTGGCAAAAGAGATCAAAGAGTTAACAACCTAATAGAAGAAAAATGGTCAGAATGGACAAGTGCTGATAGTTGTGATTGTGCTGGAAAATATAGTTTCCACGAATTTGAATGGTTAGCTGCTGGTGCATTGTGTGAATCAGGAGAAGCAATATTTAGAGTTGTTAAACAACAGTTTGGCGATTCCAAAGTGCCTCTTGCATTGCAACTAATTGAAAGTGATTTGTTAGATGAAGAATATGACGGCAAGACACTCACCAAAGGGAATGAGTGGAGAAATGGTGTAGAGGTTGATGAATGGGGAAGGCCACAGAGATATGCGATCTTAAAGAAACATCCGGGTGATGCTTATTACTTGGATTATGCAAATAAACAGTCATTACATATTTTTATAAATGCTTCTGAGATTATTCATCTGTTCATGCCAGAAAGACCCGGCCAGAACAGAGGTGTACCTTGGTTTCATAGCGTGATGAACGATATGCACCAATTACAGGGCTATGAAGAAGCTGCTGTTATACGAGCTAGGGCTGGTGCAAGTATTATGGGATTTATACAAAACGATCAGGGTGAATTAATTGGTGATGATGTACAAAATGCACAGAGAATACAAAACTTTGAGCCGGGTACATTTAGGTATCTAATGCCTAATGAATCAGTAAATGTTCCTGATATTGACTATCCCTCACAGCAGTATGAGATGTTTGTCAAAAACAAGATTAGACGTTTTGCAACTGGTATAGGTTGTAGTTTTGAGACTATTAGTAAAGACTTCTCAGAAACTAATTATTCGAGTTCAAGACTTAGCTTGTTAGAAGACAGACAGCATTGGAGCTTCTGTCAAAAGTACATGATTAAGAACTTTCATCTTAGAGTTTTTAAAATGTGGATAGAACTTGCAGTATTAACAGGTGAGTTAGATTTTCCTGATTATTCTGCAAACTCTATGAGATATTGCAAACCAAGATGGACACCACCAGCACAACACTATGTTGATCCTCTAAAAGAAATAAAAGCTTATAGAGAAGCAGAACAAGCTGGTTATATGACTAAATCACAAGTTATAGCACAGACAAATGGCGGTGATTATGACGATATTGTTTCTGAGATTGCAAGAGAACAGGATGTCGCACAAGGGTTAGGAGTTACATTAGATAAAGATTTAGATTTAGAGGTAGAAATAGGACAGGAAGCACCTCCCACTCCTCCACCTACTAGAGCTAAAAAAACACGCAAAAAGAAAACTGACTAGCTATGGCGAATGTTAATGGAACGGACATAAACCTGATGCCTACTGACGGCATGAGGAAAGAAGCAGAAAGATATAGAGCTTGGAAAAAAGAAGGAGAAGGTGGCGGTACAGATGACGCAAGAACAAGAGCAACACAAATATTAAGCGGAAACGAACTATCACCAGACACAGTGATTACAATGAACGCATGGTTCGCCCGCCATGAGTCAGATAAATCGGGAAAGGGTTTCCGACCCGGTGAAGATGGCTATCCTAGTAATGGTAGAGTAGCTTGGGCTGCTTGGGGCGGTGATGCTGGTCAAACTTGGGCTAGGTCAAAGTCTAATTCAATCAAAAAAGCAAGAGAACGCACTATGACTGAAGAAACTAAAACAGAACACAGAGCCGAACCCGATGGGCTAAAGGTAGGTGATTTTGTTAGATGGAACTCTAGCGGTGGTACAGCTAGAGGAAAAATTGATCGTATCGTAAGAGATGGATCAATAGATGTACCTGATAGTTCCTTTACTATTACTGGAACAGCAGAAGACCCTGCTGCACTTATAACTTTGTATAGAAATGGGGAGGCTACCGATAGAAAGGTCGGCCATAAATTTTCAACACTTACAAAAATTGCAGCGATTAGAAGTGTTGATGCTGGAGATAAATTTGAACGTAAGGAGGTTACGGACTTTAAAAATGTGAAATCACGCACATTTGAGTTTCCTTTTAGTTCTGAATATCCAGTAAAAAGATATTTTGGTAACGAAGTATTAAGCCATGAAGATGGTGCTGCTGATCTTAGCAGGCTGAATGATGGCGGTGCTGTTCTCTTTAATCACAATATGGACAAGCCTATAGGTGTGGTTGAAAGTGCATATATTGGAGAAGACAAAAGAGGCTATGCCAAGATCCGTTTCTCAAGAAGTAAGTTTGCATCTGAAATCTTAGATGATGTAAAAGATGGAATCTTACGAGGTATAAGTTTTGGATATTCTATAAATGAGATGGATGAGACAGCAGATGGTATGCTTGCAAGATCATGGTCAGTTCACGAATTGTCGGTTGTGACAGTTCCGGCTGATCCAACAATCGGCTTCGGCAGAAGCTTGATCTCACCCTCACAAGGCAATAGTATTACTATGGAAGATAAATCACCTCAACAGGAGATTATTTCTGCGGAAGAATCCGCATCACCCTCGGTTCGCACTATGGAAGAATCAACTAAAGAAACTGCGGTTGAAGCGGAGAAATCCGTTGAGATCGACATCAAAGCCGAAGTTCAACGTGCTATTGATGAAAACAATGCTCGTACAGCAGCAATCACTTCATTATGTCGTGAGTTTGGAAAGTATGGAGCAGAAGAGCTTACTGATTCACTTATTAAATCTAATAAGTCACCAGCAGAAGCTAAAGCAGCTATCCTCGATCTTGTTAAAAACAAGGCAGAGGCAGTTAATACACCAATACGTTCTACTGACATGAGTACTAATGAAGTTGGCTTAGACCAAAAAGAAATTAAGCGATTCTCTTTTTTAAGAGCATTAAACGCACTAGCAAATCCAACAGATCGCCAAGCTCAAGAAGCAGCAGCTTTTGAGAGAGAGGTATCTGACGCAGCTTCTAAGAAGTATGAGAAGCCTGCAAATGGAATTTTAGTTCCTAACGAAGTTTTACAAAGAGACTTGAACGTAGGTACTGCAACTGCTGGTGGTAACTTAGTTCCAACAGAATTATTGGCAGGCTCATTCATTGACATTCTTAGAAAAAGAATGGCT